TGACGATATCCGTGGATTTACCGCGGTATTCGTCAGTGGTGTGCAACAGACCGTTAGCGCCTCAAATCCGCTGACTGTAACTGTGGGCTCTAATGCCTATACACTTATCGGCACAAGTATCGATATCACGAACGTTTCGACAACCCCCAACGGGGTCTCTGGCGTCTTGACTTTCTCGGGTAATGTCTCAGTTTCGGATGGCACCGCAGGAAATGCCACTGCCGCCGCGAATGCGTCCGTTGTCGTTCGGCCTTCGCAGCGAAGCACGCCGTCCGCGTTGACAGCCACTGACGTGCTAACCATGTCGTGTCTGCTAGACTCTGTAGCAAAGCTACGCATGAACGCCGTGCCGGAAATTGATGGGGTCTACAATTGCTACCTCGATCCGGTATCGGCCCGGCAGTTATTTGCTGATCCCGACTTCAAACAGCTGTTCCAGGGAGCCACATCGGCCAATCAGGTTTTTCGGCAGGGGATGACAAACGACTTCCTCGGATTGCGGTTCATTCCAACAACAGAAGCCTTCGTCCAGCCACACCCGACTCTGGCTGGCCTGATGGTACGACGGCCAATCATCTGCGGACAGGGGGCGCTGATCGAAGGAGACTTCGCTGGCATGGCGGCGGAAGACGTGGTGCCCAGGGACTCTATCGTCTCGGTGGTTGATGACGTCGCCATGGTAACCCGCGAGCCGATCGATCGGCTGCAGCAGATCATCGCCCAATCCTGGTATTGGATCGGCGGGTATTGTGCACCGTCGGATACAACGACGAATCCTGCGACCATCCCAACCGCTACGAATGCGGCATACAAGCGGGCAGTCATGGTTGAACACATCGGCTGAACTAACTGGAGGCATTCCAATGGCGGTTGGCTCCATCATACCATTTCGCCCAACCGGAACCGTTTCCCTCAGTGCCGGCACATCGTCCGCATCGATCCTCTTGGCAGGTGGCGGTGAGACTGTGGTGGTAACAAACGTAAGCGGTTCGCTAGCCTATGTGCGCTTTGGCGCAGACCCCAGTGTTTCAGCCACAACAGCTGACATGCCGATCCTCGCAAACTCCAAGGCAACACTGTCGGCGAATGGACTTGTCAGGTTTGCTGCGGCCGTTCTCTCCGCCGGAAGTGGCGCAGTGCTGTTCACCCGTGGCGACGGGTCGTACGTCTGATGCCATTCACCGACGCTGAGAAAACGGACATCCGCCGCTTTTGCGGATATCCGGCGTACGGAGCGGCAAACTCGGGGATGCAAGGTTGGCGGTACTTTCAAGTCTATGGGTTGCTTGAATATCGCATGAATAATCTGTCCGACGCAGAGATCGCGGTTGTTCGTCGCTATCTTGCGACCCTGAACATCCTTGAGATTGCTGTTCCAAGCTCCGGCGACAATCTCGATACCGACCAGGCAGCCGTTTGGACGCGCAATCGGGACGAGCTGCGAGATCGGGCCAAATTGTTCGATGATTGGCGGCGACGCTTGTGTGGTTTTTTCGGCGTGCCACCAGGTGAGGCATTGATGAACAACGGGATTTCGCTGGTGGTCTGATCATGCGCCGGCCCGAAGAACTACAAGACAAGATCTATAGGGCACTGAACACCGCGGCACGCGCGGTAGGGGTGGAAACACATGCTTATCGACCCTCTGGACCAGCGCACCCGCTCCATCCGGGAAATCGATTCCTCCGACTGCGAGCCGCCTTCTCTGGGGGAGAAGGTCGCTTCACTCAGCCCAGCACATACGGCGAGCCACTCTGGCACGGTCTGTTTGATGCTGCCTATACGCAGCCCGGCGACTATCTTGTACAGGGAAAGTCCGTCTGGTTTATTGCGGCACAGCAGCGTCTTCAACCAGTCCTCTGCGTTTTGACCAACCGCGTGGTTTCATTCTCTCGCCCTGCTGCACCAATGGTGACAGGCGTGAACGATTACGGTGGGATGATCCCAGCGACCAATTCATCCCTTCTGATCGATTGGCCAGCGAGCGTACTGGGGGCGGCGAGCCGCGGCCATCCGGAAACGAACCTGCCGGCGGATACCGCCGTACCATATTGGAACGTGCTATTGCCGGCGCTACCCGGCATTGTACTACTTCCGGCCGACCTAATGTCGGACGATATTGGAAGGAACGCCGTGATCGCTGCGGCAGAGCTTACCGACCTCGGCTGGCGCATCACGGCGAGGCAAGCAACGACGTAATGGCCGACATCGCTGACGTTGAGCTGGCATTGGTGAGTGCTGTATCGGCAGCTCTGTACCCAAACGGAACAACCGCGCCGAGCGTACCAGGTCCCGATTGTCGGATTTACCGCGGCTGGCCGAGTTCCGCAGCACTCGACGGCGACTTAAGCGTGGGAACAATCAACGTCACAGTATTCCCAAGCAGCGACCCTGGGCGCACGATAACGCGGTATGTCAACCAATGGGGAACCACCGCAACACAGTCTACGCTTACGGCGACTGTTGAGCGGAGGTCTGTAACATTCGCCGGGGTTGCGGCGGCCGGTCAGATCGCCGGGGTGTCGGTCAACAACCAGACATTCGCGTATCGTATTCGAACAGGTGACTCCTGCGAACTCGTCGCAGCTAATCTTGCGTCGTTGATCCGATGCAACTCGATCGTCACGTTGTCGGGGGCAACACTTACGATACCCAGCGCAGGACAGTTACTTGCCCGCGTGGTGGCGGACGGGTCAGCGCAACAAGAAGTACGCCGGCAAGAACAGAATTTCCGCGTGTCGTGCTGGTGTCCGACGCCGACGAGCCGCGATTCAACAGCTTCTGCGATCGACTGTTCGTTCAGTAACATTCTCTTTCTTTCGCTTTCCGACGGTACCCGCGGGCGATTGAGCTACATCGGCACGGGAGAGTTCGATCAGTCGCAGAACGCACGTCTGTTCCGCCGCGATCTTATGTACCGTGTCGAATTCGCAGCCATCATCACGCTATCGTGCCCAGCGATGCTGTTCGGCGAACTTGTGCTGAACAATGGCACGTATACCGCCTGACCTTTGGAGCTTCCATGGACATTCATCTCGTTGTTGTAAAGCCATTTGGGAACCAGGTACGCGGTGATAGAATTACGGACTCAGTTCAGGTTCGCCAAATATTGGACAGCGAACACGTAAAGAATGTGGTGCGGGTCGCAGCTCAACCCGCAAAGGGAAATTAGCCAATGCCGATTGTACAACAGGGCAGTATCAACACAACAGCACTCGTTGTCCCCGATCTTTATGTCCAGATTGTCCCGCCACAGAACCTCGTCCTAAATGGGGTGCCAACCAACGTCGTTGGCGTTGTTGGGACGGCTGCCTGGGGGCCGGTTGGACACCCGGTTATCGTCGCAACCATGGCCGACTACGCTCAGAGCTTTGGGCCTATCATTGCCCGCAAATATGACATGGGCACGCAGGTCGCCACCGCGGTGCAACAAGGAGCTCAGAATTTCCGCTGTTTGCGAGTGACCGATAATACCGATTCGGCTGCGCAGACCGTAATTCCCGGGACAACGGTTACCTTTACGGCATTATATACAGGCTCCTTGGGCAATGAAGTGTCTCTCGCCCTGAGCCCAGGTTCACAAGCCGAGACCTGGCGGCTGATGATTTCACTTCGAGGTCTCCAGCCCGAGGTCTACGACAACATCAGTGGAGCAGGAGCGACATTCTGGCTTGCGCTGGCGAATGCTGTAAATCAGGGTCAAGGGCCGCAGCGAGGCCCGTCTCAGCTGGTCGTAGCCAGTGCGGGTGGAGCAACGATTGCCCCCACCGCGTTCTCCGCCGTCCTTGGCACAACGAATGCCGGATCCGATGGATCCTATGGAGTGGCTGTCAGCGCTCTTGTCGGCACTGACGTCGTTCCGCGCTCAGGGATGTATGCCCTGCGAGGTCAGGCATGCGGCATTGCCTTGCTGGCAGATGCCGACGACCCGGATTACTGGAGCACCCAAGCTGGATTTGGTCTCGCCGAAGGGATCTACATGATCCTGACAGGGCCTGCCGGAGACACGATCCAATCGGCTGTCACCGTGAAGCAGCAAGCTGGGTTGGATAGTTATGCAGCAAAGCTGATGTTTGGGGATTGGTTATGGTGGTCCGACCAAGTCAACAACACGATAAGGCTCATATCACCGCAAGGTTTCGCAGCAGGACGCCTTGCCAACCTCTCCCCCGAGCAGTCGAGCCTCAATAAGCCCCTTTACGGTATCATCGGAAGTCAGAAGTCCGGATCACCTGGCTCGGGCCAGAACGCCTCTTACTCATCCGCTGATCTCGCGGCGTTGCTGAGCGCGGGCATCGACGTGATCAGCAACCCTCAGCCGGGCGGCAATTTCTGGGGCGTACGCGGCGGTCACAACTCT